TCTACCGTTACGTTCAATTGCTCGACGGCGGGAATGAGCAACACGGACGTCCTTGAGGTATTCATCGACGATGGGAATGATGGGCTTTCTACAGCATCCCAGGGATCTCCGGGATCGGCTGTTCCATCATACGCTTTGCAAGCCGCTGGCAAGGACGGGAGCGGGAATCTGCGGGCGTTGTCGGTCGATACAGCAGGCGTTGTAGATATCTGCATCGAGAAGGTCGCCGACTCCACCATTTCGCTCGGGCAGAAGACGGCCGCGAACTCGTTCCCTGTAATCCCGGCGAGCGATGCCAACCTTGCCAAGGAGACTGGCGGAAACCTCGCCACGCTGGTCGCTAACCTGCCGACCAAGGGATCGAACACGATGGCCAACAGCCAGCCGGTCACGCTCGCAAGCGACCAGCCAGCTTTTGAGACTGTCAGTCCGTTTATTCTCTCACCGCTCACCACGCATAAATATTCCGCTACCGGCGCATCAAGCGCGATCCAAGTTGTGCCAGGCGCATGGTATGCGATGACCGTTTGCGTCGATTCGATCACGGCCGCGACATCAACGGCATCATGCACGACGACGACCGGATCTCGCGTGATGACAACGGCAACCACCGGATCAGCGGCGGCAGGGCAAGCGATTACCGGAACGAACATCCCGACAGGCGCATTTATTACAAGCGTCGTCACGAACACATCGATCACGATCAATGTGCCTTGCACCGGATCGGCAACGAACACGATGACGTTTACGACGAACTCGTTCAACGTCAACTTTGAAACGTCGCCTGACAACTCGGCATGGTCCTCGGTGAGCGCGATCCCACAGACGCTGACACAGCTCCGCGCTCCTGTAACTGGCACAGCGCAGGCAGGGCTTTACCTTGTGCAGGCCCCCGCCAACTCGTCTGGCGTTTGCTATCTCCGATTCAACGTGACGGCATTGAGCAATGCCACGCTTCAGCTCTTCTGCGATCCGTTCACGCCGGGGCAGAGGATCAATCTCCCGCTTTTCTACACTGCGACTCAGGCTAACTGGTCGCAGGGATGTTGCTGGATTCCCCCGGTCGATACGTCATACCTTGCAAACATAACGCTTGACGTTCTGGCCTTTGCAGGAACCGGCCAGACGTTCACTCCGTACCAGTCGAACGATCCATTCCTCTCTGCGACTCAGCAGGGTTGCGCGATCAACACGACGAATACAAATACCGGCTCGGCGGCCGTCTCGTTCACTGCGGCGGGAATTTATACCCTCCTGCCAAAGGCCAAGTACCTGTTCGCAAAAGAGACGGGGACGGCAATCTCGTCGCTCACGCTCGGCGGACTGACAGCAGTCGTCAGTAATACGGATTCGATCCCGCTCACTCCCGGCTACACGCCGACAAACATCGCGCAGGTCGGCGGAAACTCGACTATCGCACCCTCCCCGCAGGGCGCATCTAACGTGCGTTCGCTGGCAGTCAACATCACCGGCGCGGCGAACGGCACGATGACCACAACGGCATTCGCTGGAAACGGACGCACATCTGGCGCGGCACAGGCATTTAGTTCTGACGGTGGCGGCACAATGATGGCATTCGACATCAACGCCTCTACTGTCACTCTTGGAACGGCTAGCGCGGTTCAGTTCGGCGTGGAATGCTCGGTGGACAACGGAACAACATGGTCAACGATCTATGTGGGCGATTCGATCACGACAACCGGCCACATCTACATCCCGCCTCTCGCGGTCTTTGGTCGTGTTCGCACGTTTGCCAACTCGTTCGGCGGGACATCGACCACGGTCACGACCGCCACGAACTACATGGCGTACCCGTCCACCGGCCAGATCATCCGTCGTCTGGTCGATATTTACAATGCGACAAACGCCACGAATACGATCAACAACGGGGTCACAAGTACATCCACTCTTGTCAGCACGACACTCTCTAGCACCAGCGCGATCCTGAATATCGAGGGCTGCAAGCTGATATCCATCTCGGGCGTCTTCTCTGGCGGCACTCCCGGCACGGCTCCGGTTTACACGTTGCAGGTATCAAATGATACCACGAACTGGATCAGCACCTCGGCAAGCTTCAGCCCATCGGCGGCCGGTACGTTCGGGGCAGTAATGAGCAATTCATGCTGGCGTTACGCTCGATTGATTATCAGTACCGCCTCGGCAACGGGAACCCCGTACACGGTGGCGAAGACCGAAATTTACGGAACCAACTAATATGGCTCTTCAAGTATTTTACGCTGACGGATCGGCACTGTTGCAGAGTGCAAATAACCTCTCCGACCTACTCGCGGCGGCAACTGCCAGAACGAACCTCGGTCTAGGCACTGCGGCAACGTCGGCCTCATCGGCTTTCGAGGCCGCACTTGGGAACCCCGGCAGTAACGGCTACATCCTTAGCTCGACCACAGGCGGGTCAAGGTCATGGATTGCGCCGGCATCCGGCGGGGCAACGTGGATATCGAAAACCGGCGCATACACTGCCGCATCCGGCGACCAGATTCAGTCGGACACAACCTCCGCTCCATTCACGATCAATTTGCCAGCGACACCTTCCGCGAATGCGGTTGTCACGGTCGCGGACATGAACTCTACATGGGCGACGAACAACCTGACAGTCGGCAGGAACGGGTCAACCATTCGCGGAGTATCGGAGGATTTAGTATGCAACGCCTCTGGCCGCATGGTCATCCTGATTTACTCCGGGTCAACCTGGAACGTATTCATTACATCGACGGCATCGGCAAACGTCGCATCGGCGGCGGCTGTATCTGGCACGGTCGTTACGCTCACCGGCTCCACAACATGGACGGTTCCCGCTGGAGTCTATAACCTCGCTCAAGTCCTCGTTGTAGGCGGCGGGGCATCCGGTGGATGGTATCTTGGCGGAGGCGGCGGAGGAGGTGAAGTCATCCTTTCGCAAAACTACCCCGTCTATCCCGGCCAGCTAATTCCCGTTGTCATCGGGGCGGGGGGCACTGCCAAAACTTCAACGGGGGCAGGAAACGCCGGCGGAACATCCACATTCGGGGCTTTGAGCGCAACCGGGGGCGGTGGCGGCGGTAACGCCGGAACCGTGAAGGGCCAAAACGGATCAAATGGTGGTGGCGGTGGTGGCGGTGGCGGGGTCGCTACATACGTTGGCGGCGGAACGGCAACATCCGTCAGGGGATACAATGGCGGCGACGGATACACACCTGCATATAACGGCGGTGGTGGAGGTGGAGCCGGCGCGGCAGGCGTAACAGGTCTGGTCGGCGCGGGTGGAGCAGGAGGAAGCGGGTTCCCGTCCACTATCACCGGTTCTCTTGTCTATTACGGTGGCGGTGGCGGCGGGTGCGGCTACCCAGGAACCTCAACAGTCGGAGCGGGCGGTGCGGGTGGCGGTGGCGCAGGATCGCAGGGGAGCGGAACCGGAGTTCTTTCTGCGGCAGTCAGCGGAACGGCAAACACTGGCGGCGGTGGTGGAGCCGGTAGCACTGCGGACAACGTGAACGGAACAACCTCCGGAGCAGGCGGAACCGGCGTCGTAATCATCCGATACTAATATGAGATTCGCAATCATTAAAGATGGCAAGGTGGTCAACGTGATCGAGGCGGAAGAAGGATACCCGACCTCTAGCGAATGCGTGCAGTCCGACGTTGCCAACATCGGCAACACCTATTCGGACGGAACATTCCATGAACCGGAAGTTCCGGCCTCGACAGACTTCAAGCCTCCAACGGAATAATTTTTATGCTTCTCTCTTCACTCCTAACTGTAACGCCATACCTTGAATATGGGTGGGTTTGCACTCCAAGCACGGCAGGCCAGAGCATTTCCGCCAATACCGTTACGACGCTCACGATCACAACGGAGGTTGCTGACTCTGGAAATTTCGGATCGGTCGCATCGAATCAGGTGACGCTGGCATCCGGCACTTACATTTTCGAGGCGTACACACATTATCGCATGACTTCAAACAGTCCGTGCGGAGGAATCCTTGCTCTCTACAACGTGACAGATAGCGCATTTGTATCGCGTAATTCTACTACAGGGGGAGCGGGAGCAAGTGCCAGTGGTGAGTCAATCAAATTCGACGGTCAGTTTACGATTTCAGCGACTAAGGTTTTCGAGTTACGGCTTTTGACAACCGCAGCAGCCACCGTAGACAGCGGACAAGCGACGGCTGTTTTTACTGATGCAACCTCGAACTTTGACCAGCGTACAACGCTGAAGCTCTTCAAAATGGCATGATAACCCAAGACGACATCGACACAGTTTTAGGCCAAGCGTGCGCCAATCTAGGATACCCCGTCACGAATGCCGCCTTCTGGCGCGACACGGTTCCACAGGAAATCACCGACGAGATGGTTGAGGCGGAATGTGCGAAGGTTCGCGCATCGCTGGTTCCTATCGTCAACCCGATCGCGCTTGCAGAGGCATGGATTGGAAAATTCTTCACCGATAAACAGCTTCTGAAAATGGCGATATGGATTCAGCAAAAAGGTCAGTCGGCCGGACCCAAGCTGGAAGCTACCTACGCATGGGAGGAGACGATCAACGTGCAGGCGATTCAGGGAGCGACCACATTTGCCGAACCGGAATTCACCTTTGAAGAAGTCGCCATCGAAGTTTTAACCCCGCCACCAGCCGCCTAACATGTCCACCGACGATATTATCAATATGCGCCTCAAGTCGCTTGAGGATTGGAGATCCGAACAACAGGAAATGAACCGCACAATCACGGACTCTCTGCACCGCATCGAGCTTGCGCTGACCAGCCAGGGCGCAAAGGCTTGCCCGAACCCCGGTCATTGCAACGTGCTGGACGGAAGGCTTACGGCAATCAACGTCAAGCTTGACACGCATGAAGGCGTCCACGGCGATCTCTACGACCGGCTCAACAAGTGCGACAATACCTTGTCCAAGGGCTTTGGCGCGCTGGCCGTGCTGGTATTTGTTACGCCTGCGCTGACTTGGTTTGTCGTCCACTACCTCATCAAATAATGTTCAAACTCGAAAAAGACCAAAATGGAACACTCTGCCTCTGGCGCAAAGTTCGTGCGGCTCACCCCGGCGCAATGGACTGTTGGGAGCTTATCGCGAGCGAGAGGGAGTTTCCTGATTTGCTTTCCGCCTTCCAAAACCAAGACCAATGAAATACCTACTACCAATCCTGATTACTGTCCTTGCGGGCTGTGCCACGACTCAGCCGAAGCACGTTGCACCTCCGGTTTATGCCGGGGTGACTCAGCAAACAACGGCGATTCGTGACGCGCTCAAGAACGTCACTGCCGACAGCAAAGAAGTGAAGGCGCAACAATCACGCGCCCTCCAGCTCGTTGACAAACTCGAATCAGCAACCTCGGCCCTTATCGGATTGAAACCATGAAATCAAAATATGTAGCAGCTCTCATAATTGTATTCCTATTCGCGCTCTGCCTTGCCACTTGCCACGCGCTGACGCCTCAGGAAAGGCAGATTGTCCAAGGAATGCAGTCTGACATTGCCGAGTTGAAAGACGCCGTTATAGCGGCACAGAAGGCCAACACCAGCGCGATTGACCAGATCCGAGTTGCCAACGCTAGAAGCATTGTTGCAGACGATGCGGCCCGAGCCGCACAGCAGGCCGCGGTTGCTCTCACTGCCGAGCGGGACGGATTGCAGGTCAAGGTTGACGTTCTAGACGCCAAGCTCAAGCAGGCCAAGATTGACCATGACGCATTGCTAGCGCATTACCACCGGTTCAAGGGGATTTGCGCGGCCATCGTCGGGCTTTTGTTTGCGTTCGTGGTTTGTCTCTTGATCATGAGATTTGCCGCTCCGGCCTTGAATACCCTGCCCGGCATCGCTTTCGCGTTCGGACTGCCCATCGCAGTCGGGGCGGCCGTTGGCACGTTCATTATGGCGTTATGAAGCGCACACCTTGGCAACGCCTCACTCTCTCACTCCTCGGCATCCTGATCATCGCCGCTTCATGGCGGTGGTCGGTTGCTCACCTCTATTCCCTGCCCGAATATGCTCTGACCAGCTTCACCAGCATAACGACGAATGCGTTCTATGTGATCGGCAGCATCGTCATATTCATGGTGACGGGCCGCTTGATTTACGAATGGGCCAACAGGACCAGCTCGCAAGCGATCTCCGAGGCGCAGAACATTAAGGAAAGCATCACTCAGACGATCCGCGCCCCCAAGACAACCAGCTTCGATGACGGCGCACCGGACCTCGACCATGACTGACCGGTTCAACAATTTCATCCCGTACCTCTGGCAGGTTGAGGGAACGGTTTTCGAGAATGACCCCGATGACCCCGGCGGGGCCACCAAGTACGGCATCGACCAAGCATCGCATCCAAACGTCAACATCCGCAACCTGACAGACCAGCAAGCCCGCCAGATCTATTGGTCTGAATGGCAGGCCAGGGGCATCGAGAAGATGCCTCCTAAGGTCGGGGAAGTATATTTCGATATCGTGGTCAACAACGGTCGCGGGCGGGCTGACCAGATTTTTGCGCAGTCGCACGATCCGGTCGGGATGATCGAGGCGCGGGACGCATTTTATCGTCGGCTTGCAGAGCGACGGCCAGCGTCGAGGAAGTATCTCAAGGGCTGGTTGCATCGCGGACAGATTCTAAAACGCCACTTGGGCATATGAGCACCGAGCCTGTCACCTTCGAACGAAAGAAGTTAGGGAGGCGAAAGGCAAGGGGAGTTTATTACCCAGAGCTGAAACATATCGAAGTCGATCCTCGACTAAAAGGTGAGGAAGAGCTTGAAGTCATCATTCACGAGATGACGCACCATCTCCTTCCATACTTGGACGAGGAAGCGGTCGAGATGTTCGGGAAACAACTCGGCAGCGCATTGTTTACTTTAGGTTACCGCAAGATTCCCAAGAAATGAAAAATATACTCGTCATATCTGATTTGCACTGCGGCCACAAAGCGGGACTCACTCCGCCGGGATTCTTGCCAACTGAAGGTCTTCCGCTCGACAAGGTTTTCATCAGCGCGGCCAAGGAATACTGGAATTTTTTCGAGTCAGGGATTAGGACATCGGGGCCTTTCGACATAGTGATTGTGAACGGTGATCTAATCGATGGGAAGGGCAGGAAGTCCGGCGGCACAGAACTTTGGACCACGGACATGGAAGGCCAATGCGACATGGCAACGGCCGCCTTGCGGAAAATACCCGTCAAGAAGGGCGTGAAGTTTATCATAACCAAAGGCACGAGCTACCACGTTGGAGAGGCGGAAGATTGGGAAAACCTGATTGCATCCCGGATGGATGCACAAATCGGGGATCATCTGTGGGCCGACATCGAAGGCGTTGTCTTCGACCTAAAACATCATCCAGCCGGTTCAAGCGGGATTCCCCAGGGGCGGCACACTGGCGTTGCCAAGGATCGCTTGTGGAATCTTTTATGGAGCCGCGACAATATCCAGCCGGATAGCCAAGTCTTCATCCGAAGCCACGTTCATTACCATAATCATTGTGGCGGGCCTGATTGGCTCGCCATGACAACTCCGGCCTTGCAAGGGTTTGGCAGTAAGTTCGGCGCGCGCCGATGTAGTGGTCAGGTGGATTTCGGATTCGTCACATTTCAAGTCAACAAAGGCACATACTCATGGCAAGCGCACATAGCAAAACTTCCAACACAAAAAGCCAAGGCGTTGAAATTCTGATACCCAAAGAGTACCAGGCCGCTTGGGAGTCCATGCGCGGAAAGACGTTGGACGACTACAGGCGCGAAGGATGGTTGACCACAAATGACTTGTTGCGGTTCTACGGAATCCATTGCATCAAGTCGCTGAAAAGCCGAGTCGATGGGAAAACCGAGTCATTCGTCCATGTATTCCGAATTGACGGGGTAAACCGAAAGCTAAGGCTCTACCGGCCTCTCATCTCATAGCAGCTTCCGTAAGGACTCCTGCACGTTACCCATCGTCACCATTCGGCCGGTTGCCCGCATGTGATCCAACCACTGAATTTCCGCTTCGATCAGGTGTCGGATCTTTGCGAGTTCCAGCTTGGTCTTTTCGTGCATCTCGATCTCGTCGCAAAGTGATGAGCGTTCAACGAGTCTGCCCGTCTCGACATCTCCTGTGCTGTCGCAAATCCAGCCTTTTCCGGCCGGCACAGAGTTACATCTAGGACAATTCACGCTCCCGCCTTTCTAAGCCTGGCAATCTCGCGCTGGATGTACCACACGGCCTTTTCCAAGTCTTCAATCTCATTCCCCTTGTGGCCGCTTCGCCAGATATACTTGATCGCATTTCCCTTGCAGAAATCGAAATGTTCGGTCACTTGGATTGCTTCAATTCCTGACGGGTGACCGGTGTAATGACTCGGTGAGTTTACTGGATCGGCTGTTTTTGCTTGGGCAGTAAAATTAACTGAAACCCCAGTGCCATTGCATGACTGGCACATATCCATCGTCACATGACCATGACTCGCGCCAAATGTATGCCCGCGTCCTCCACAATGACTGCATTGTTTGTCCAGTATTATATTTGCCAGTTCCTTTTCTTTCTCTTCGTCCCAGCGCAGGGTTTTTCGTGTGTCGCTCATTTGTATCCTTTCAGTTTGTGATATTTCGTAATGATGCTTCTGGTTTCGTCATATTCAATTCCTTCATGACTCCACCATTCTTTGATTTCTTTTAGCATATCCCCAGCAAGCTCCCGCCACTGGTCGCGACTCTTCCGCAAAGCCTTGACCCCATCGACGGATAGCCTATCTCCGACAGTGAGGCCGAGTGACTTGTCTTCGCGCATAAATTCGCAGGCTTCAACGGTTCGGATGGTTTCCCGCTTGTAGAGTTCAAGCTCTTCCCGCAGCTTTTCGTTCTCGCGTTCTAGCAATTTCATCTCCCCTGCTATGGAGTACATTGTCGCTCCCGGCTTGAAGTATGCTTCGTCAGTTAGTGGTGTATCACTCATTTCTCTTCCTCCCCCATGTCGTAGATGGGAACAGTTTCATTTCCGTACCTCTCAATGAATCGCTCCCGCCACTGGTCGCGCTCACGTTCCACCTTATCAAGCGTGCCTTTCAATAATTTCGCAACAAATTCCACTGCCGCCAGCTTATCGGTCGCATCCAGTAGTTGCTTCTCCACCGGCTCCACAATCGCCATTGCGAATGTGTTGACGGTCGCTTTGAGTTCTGACAGTTCTTCACGGAACTTGTCGCGCTCCCTCATTATGTCCGCAAGTACATTTCTGATTCTCCTGCACTCTGCCGCCAGCTCGTCGTAGGTTAGCCGGATGTCGTCTGTTGTTGGTTTCATTCTTTTCCTTTCGTTGCAGCATTCAGCGCGGCGATCGCTTTAGCTCGGGCTTCCCGCGCAAATGGATCGTTAGCGTACCACATGAAGGTTGAAGAGTCGCCGCCCTCCAAGAGAACGTGCAGCGAGTCCAGAGCATCGCGGAGCATTTCGCGCTCCGCAGTCATTGCCGCGAGTTCGCGTTCTAGCTGCCTTGCGAAGCTGGCATACACTAGCGTTGTCATAGGATTATAAAGGCTAAATGCGCTGGTTGCAGCTCTGTCAGTTCGTGGAGTGTCGCTCATTTTGCATCCTTCCACTTAAATTCCGTTGATCCGTTGGAATCAGGGATGACCCGCCATTCGGCTACGCCGTGCTTCACGGCATCAGCTTTCATTGGTATTACTGTTATCGCATAACAGAACAAGAATCCTCCAATTACTCCTGCTATGAATGCCGCAATAAGATTGGTTTCGTCGCTCATTTTGCCTCCCTCGCTTTCAGCATTTCATCCGCTATTTGGTATGCTGTCCTCGGTATTAATCCAGCGAAGTCAGCGTTGATCGTGTCGTTCGCCAGAATCCCCGCCAAAGCCTGACCCGCGAAGTAATCCCGCAGGCTGATTCCGGTTGGCAGGGGTGCGTATAATGGGCTTGGTATTTTCTCGGACAATCCGATTCTTTCTTTTGTTTCTTTCATGGTTTCGGCTCCGTGGATTTGGCATGACGGGTTTATGCGGAATCCGGTTATTCCTACTGTATTGCAGGTGCATTCGCTCATAGCACCTCCTGCACTTCTATCTTTTTCGATCCAGACATGCCAAGAGATACAAGCCCACCATCCTCGGCAAGACCTATTAACCACCTCCTCGGCTCCCGCTTCTTTTCGGGCGGCGCGGGTTCGGTGATTTCCACGGGGCATGTTTCTATGAAATAGCTGCTTTCTTTGGATTCCTTTAGACAGTCAGACTCAGAGTCATATGACCTACCGCTAAAATCCCAGCCTTTGGGGTTTACCAAACTCCGATACCTCGCCACCCACACCGTCCTTTTCACGGTCGGGCGCGGGGCCATCACGAGGTCGAATGATCTAATGACATCATCCGACATATATTTGCCGTCCTCGCATCGTGACATTAGGCTTCCTCCGATATACACAACTACCCTTTCGTTTAGTTTATACGTATCCGGCACATGGGCGATGAATCGCGCTGGCCTGCCGTCTCTTGTGCAGATTGGTTCGCCTGCTTTGGCTCTTTCGAGCGAGAAGGGTTCGGGGTCTTGGTTGTTCATAAGTTCATTTCTTTCGTTTAATGATTGGGATAAATACTGACTGGAATACAACGCCAGCTAGAAAAAATACTGCGAATGGAATGATGTTGTTCATACGACCATGTACCCCCTGAATCCGCATTCACACGTCACTTCCATCTTCGGAGGGATCGAAGCGCATACTCTGTCCGGGTGAGCGAATTTGAGTTCTTTCCCGCATTTCGAGCAGGCTACTCCTACAGCCTTTATCTTGGATTTCTCCCTGTAAACTGAGTGCATGAGTTGGTTATGTTCTTCTAGTGATTTCATAGGTTTGCTATTTTCTTTCATCCATTGGTAAAGTGTGTCGTTCATATCAAAACAATTCATCCGGCCTAGAAATCCCCATCGCCTCACGCACCGCAGACAGCAGGAAATTGCCCGACAGCACGGTTGTCGTCTCGCCAATAGTGATCTCAAGCTCCGGGCTTTTTCCGCCACGGTAATTGACGCGAAAGCATGTACGCCCGAAGCCTCCCTCAATGCCGAACTCGTCGCGGATTCTGGCGGTAAGCTCCAGATCGCTAAGGCGTGTCACAGATGCCCATCTAGGGGACGATTCATCGTATCCGTTGACGGCGATGCGGACTGCGGTTTTCATGTCGGCAGTCATGGCTCGTTAGCCTCCCCGATGTGGGCTTGAATGGCATCCGACAACGAGTCCCAAAAGCTCGAATCCCGCACATCCATTTCTTTGCCTTCCAGCTTGCAAGACGTGATTTCAATGTATGGAGTCCATCCGGGGTCTTCAAGCGTTTGGGCTTGGCCGGGGATTACGTCGTACTCGACTGTGATTGTGACGGTCATTTGGTTTCCTCCAAAACGTCTTGAGCGTCGTTTATATTCTCCTCGCACTGGTGGCAGGAGTTCCAATAATCGGGCTTCTCCGGTTTCTGTCCCGCGATCCTTTGAATGAGTTTGCCTGACTTCATGCATCTGCTTTTCCACCGTTTCGCGGCTTCGGCCAGCAACCGGATCTTCCGTTCATTCTGAGCCGTCAGGCATTCCATTGTCTGCTCAAACGCAATGCGGTTCGGCTTTGGCTCCCACCAACTAGATCCACATGCGTACTGCCTGTGAAAGGAGTTGCTGGAACCGCACTTCGGGCAATGTTTGGTTTTCATTTCACCAGCCTCCCGCATTTCCGGCACCACTTGTCGTCACAGAGCGTCATGTAAGCCTTCCGGCAGTCGGGGCAGAGGCCCAAGAAGATTAAGAGGCGGCGGATCATGGCTTTCCCTCCATCGCGGTTGAGAGAATCCACAATGCGTCGGCTTGATTGTCGTCCTCGATATTGTGGTCAGGCCAGCGAGACTTGGCCGCGGCGATCATCGCATCCTTCTTCGCGTTGCCTTTCCCGGTGGCATGACGCTTGATCGTCTGCACTGGAATCCCCTGGTATGCGATGGAGTGCGCTTCCGCCTCGGCCGTCAGGATGGCCAGCAGGCCACCGTAGACGTGAGATGAGTCCGTCGAGAGGTGACGGCGCACTTCCTCGAAATATACCGCGTTCGGCTTTTCGATCTCGAACATCTCCTTGAGCCATTTCCGAAACCGAAGGAACCTCATTCCTCCGCCTTCATACCGTCCCGATTTGAAGCTCACCGTCCCGCTCACGGTCACGCCGGATGAATGGGTGGCCCATCCGGTTTGCGTCCCCAAGTCGAGGGCAAGCGTGCATTGTTTTGTCATGGTAAAAAAAGAGAACCGGCTCCCATGAGGAAACTCCGTGGACATTTCGGAGACATGAGAGCCGGTTGAATTGTGTGGTGCGTCCATTTCCGTGGTCATGTCGGGTTTCCATTCCGGCGATGACGGACGGGGTTGCATCACCCAAAATGCAGGACGGCAAGAATTATTTTCAAAAATCTTTTTTCTGGCCTTTTTCGGTAACACGTTCGGTAACATCGGAAATCAACTTTCCGGTCAACAGTTTACAATCTGTTTACGATTATCGCTTTGCAACCCTACGCAAGAAACGACTGAACAGGTTCAAACCCTGTATCGCGCACTCCCTCCAAATCGTCCGCAAACCATGATAAACACAAGCGGAACCGCATAAACACTAGCTCTCTGGTCGGATAGCCTATGCGACAGACTACCACTCGATACGACTTCAATCATTGATTTTCGGTCACATTTCGGTAACATTGGTAACATGAAGACGCGCATCGGCCCGTTCACCGTTTCCCCCTACCCTCCCCGCAACGGTTGGAAGGTGGACGCACCCGCCAGGGTATTCGGAAAGCCGGTCAGAAAAACATTCCGCACCGAGTTTGCCGCGCTCGACTGGGCGAGCAAGCAGCACCGATCCGTCCTCACCGGGTCAACCGACATCCTGCCGACCACAGCCGGGACCACGGTCCAGATCGCGGTCGAGAAGTATCTGGCCGCAAAGGAACCGGCAGTCAAGAAACAGACGTACCAACTCCTCAAGTACCACCTCAAGATGCTGACGGACCAGTTCGGCAGTCTGGAACCAGCCGACCTCCGTCCGCTCAAGGCGCGTGCGTGGCTCGACAGCCTCCCACACTCCGAGCGCACCCGCCGGGGAGTCTTCATCTCATGCCGCTCACTCTTCCGCTGGGCGGTCCGGTACGAGCTGACGACCGTCAACCCGTTCGATGCGATGGAGCCGATCAAGAACCCGGCACCGCCGAAGGCGATCCTGACGCCGGCGCAGATGCGGGCCGTACTCGAATTGAAGATGCACCCGAGCTTGCGGGCGTGGATCATCCTGGGTGGATTCTGCGGTTTGCGGTCGATTGAGATTGTCAGGCTCGACTGGGCGGCCGTCAACCTGACCACGAACGAGATCCACGTTTCATCGAAAGTCATCAAGGCGACCAGAGGGATGCGGGAACGGTATGTGGACATTCCCGAGAATGCCCGCGCTTTGCTCGCAGGAAGCCCGACAGAGGGCCGGGTCATCAATCTGTGCCGTTCCAACTTCCTTGCCGCTATCAAGCCGCTGGCGGTCAAAATCGGGCTTCCTGAGTGGCCGCAGAATTGCCTGCGACATTCGGCGGCGTCGTATCATCTCGCCGTCTCCAAGGATGCCGGGAAAACGGCGTTCTTCTTGGGGCACACCAGCCCGCAGATGGTTCACGCCGCTTACGCCCGGGCGGTTACGGCCGAGGCGGCGGCGGAGTGGTGGGCTATAGGCCGTTGAGTGCTTTGTTTTCTTCGGCTTTCTTTTTGGCCTGGGATCTCTTGATGTACCCGTCCGTGACGATGATGAGCATGTGCTTCATGTTGGCATATTGGGCTGACAACGTATCGTCTGACGTCTTCCAATTCTTGTCCATAGAGATGACGTTTTCCTTCTCAAACGTCTTTCCTCCGGAATTCATCGACAGGAGCTGACTGATCTCATTTTCAGACAATTCATCACATATACCGATCGCATTCTTTGCTGTTTTTTGGTACTGGATGAAATCCACTGATCCATTGTTGAACTCGACAATGATTGAAAACCCATTCTTTGAATAAAGCGCGGTTTCACCAATCACTTTTACCGGAGATCCGTAAAGCTGCTGGCATTGCTGTGATGTGAATCCGATTCTGGCGGACGCGACGGATGCCGTCAGGAGGATAGCTGCGAGTATGGTTTTCATGGCGTCAAGTTTTTCTTGGAAATAGTTTCTGATGTCAAGTTTTTGGAGGGCATCGGACCACAAATGTCCGATACCCCGTGCGATGTTTTTGGGATGACTCTATTCGGTTTCTCCCTTGAGGTTGCGTGCGGTATTCTTGCCGGCGTTCTTTATTTTGTCGGCTATCTCCTTGATGGTTTTGCCTGCCTGTGCCGAATCAATTGCGAGCTTTGCAGACGCCTCAACGAACTGATCAAGGACGTAGCTGAATGATCTATCCTCCTTGTCTGCAAGGAGTTTTATGATTGCCCGAACTTCGTCGGATAGTGCGATGGATGTTTTCGTTTTCATGGGTCTGGTAAAAGTTACCGCCGGTTACAAAAAAATCAAATTTTTCTCTTGCGTCTTTTTCTTACCGAGAGTAACCGTTGGTATCCGATGGCAAAACTAAAGACATCCATAGCGATTGAGACGAAGACGCTCACCGTCCTCAAAAAAGCGGCGAAGGCCGAAAACCGCAGCCTGAGCAACTACATCGAAAACGCGATCACCAAGCTCCTGCCGGGAGTCACGAAGGAGTTGAAAAAATGAAACTCTCATCCCGCCCGCCCGGTTCACTCGTCCAAGACGGCAATGGCCAGACGTTCATCGTCCTTGGAATGCGTTCAGGCAACAAGGTGGCAGTCCGGCGTCTCTGGACGTCCGAGCGTTACACGGCAAAATCACTCAACGTACTGAGCAATCTGCTCTGGCTACCGGGGAGCGTGAAACTGTGAGTGTAGACCCCGAAGACCTCTATTTGTCCGTAGAGAAGAACGAAGACGGGACCGTTGAGTTAACTGTTTTTGAAGAAGGCCACGTTGCTGGCATAACTATGAGTCGGGATCAGGTGTCCGCACTCATCGACAACCTCAAGGAGTGCATCCAATAACTGTATGGATCGTAATCGTTTTATTTTTGGGGCGGGTTCGCCTCTTTTTCTGGGACAGAAAAATACTGATCGACTGAATCATCTCCTCCCTCGTCAGCGGGCGGAAAGCGGTGAAGTGGTAAGTCGTATTGCAGGCGTCGTCAATCATCGTGCTGGTAACTCTCTGGGGCGTCATTCGGGCACTTCTACATGCTTGATTCAAGGAGGGGAAGGAAAATGACCCGCACGGCCGCTGGCAAGATGATCAGGCACAGCAACACCACGGACGCCGAGCCGGTACAGGTGAGTTATCGGGAAATGCGGGAAAAGCTGAACGCCTACATCAAGGCGAACAACACCCCAGAACTCGGAATCAAAATCCGCAAACGGAGGCCAAGCAAATGAGACTTACCGTCGCTCAGTTTGCAACTCACGCCGGGGTCTGCGCAGAGACTGTCCGACGCCTCATCCGACGCGATGCCATACCGGCCCGCCGGATCGGGAACAAATGGTTCATCGACTCGGACCGCGCCGACCGCGCCTTGTCACTCAAAGGCGGCAACGGTGCAGAACGTGAAATCACGCTCAAAGGAATTTAACCCACAATGAAAAGTAGAACCTATTACACCACATCGCGGCTTGTCCGCATCGACCGTCGTGGAACCGCGCAAGCGTTCCGAGTTTATTTCGCCAAGAAGGGCATGGACCGCGAACCGAATGTCTGGAGGAAGACCAAATGAAAGAACGAATGATCATCGAATCTTTGTGCGCGAGCTGGGGCTGGTGGGTCGCTCTCACATGCGTCGCAATCCTGATTTTCAAAGGAATGGCCGCACACTTTCGCAACTCAACCGAAGACTAAAAATGAAAAGATACACCTTACCCAAACGCAAAAACGAACCCAGCCTTCTGGCTCACTCGATGGGATGGTTCCAGCGCACGCCTTGGCTCATCCGGCTGTTCCACTGCGGCGACTTCGCCCGGCTTATCAGCAGAAAATAATTTTAACCTATAAACTCATGACACAACAACTCGCAGTATCACAACCTAAAGTAAGCGCACTTGGCGTAATGGCCAACGCGCTCAATGTGGAGCCGAATAAGCTCCTCGAAACCCTGAAAGCAACCGTCTTTCAGAAGGCAACCAACGAGGAGCTTCTTGCTCTCGTAGTGGTAGCGAACACCTACGGACTGAACCCGCTGCTCAAGGAAGTCTATGCCTTCCCCGCAAAGGGCGGCGGGATCGTCCCGGTTGTCAGCATCGACGGCTGGATCTCGATGACAAACCGCCAGCCGAATCTGGACGGCATCGAATTTGAGATGCCGGAGGACGGGTCAAGTTGCACTTGCATCATCCACCTCAAGGGCCGTTCTAAACCCGTCAAAGTGACGGAATATCTCTCCGAGTGTTCCCGGCAAACGGAACCATGGAAGGCCATGCCGAAGCGCATGTTGCGGCACAAGGCCCTCATTCAGTGTGCGCGTATCGCATTCGGGTTTTCCGGCATTCAGGATGAGGACGAGGCGAAGGTGACTGCCGCAATCGACATCACTCCGAAACCAAGACTTGCTACCGCGACAAGTGAACCGATCAATCCATTTCCATCTGCCAGGGAAATTGTAGCTGATGAACCAGCCGACGAAATCCCAATGGAAGATCCGGTTAAAACGCCGCAATCATTGCTTCGCATCGCAGTATCCGATTTCGGATGTCCTGAGTCATTGTTTGTCGAAACGTACCGCAAGCAATCCAAAAAGCTCGTCAAGGACGCGGTTCTAATCTCGGACCTTTCTGACGAGGCATGCAGCGCCGCGCTTGCCGAAATCGACATGCTTCTATCTCTCACGGAGGCCGGGAAGTGAGGGTAATCAAAGACTTGATTCAAGGAACTCCTGAATGGAAGTCAATCCGTAAAGGGAAGCCAACTGCCAGTAGGTTTTCGGATATCATAACTGCGACGAAATGCGAACTGTCCAAGTCATCGACAGGATACATAAGAGAGCTGATCGGTGAATGTTTCTGTCCTGACTGGGAGCCGTGGCAAGGCAACCAATTCATGGAGCGCGGCAAGGAAATCGAACCAGAGGCAAGGGAGGCATTCGTATGCGAAACCATGCTGGACGTTGAGGAGGTTGGATTTGTGATAGCAGATGATGGAGTCTGCGGTTGCTCTCCAGACGGTCTAATTGTTGATTCAGCTGGTAACTATGTTGCAGGACTGGAAATCAAATGCCCGATCCCAAAGACTCACATTGAATATGTTTTGGATGGTGGATTGCCATCTGACTACAAACAGCAAGTGCATGGTTCAATGGCCGTCACTGGATTAAACGAGTGGCATTTTTGGTCATACTTCCCAGGCATGCGCCACCATCATGTCATCGTGAAGCGCGACGAGTACACGGAAAAGCTTTCGGCGGCTCTCGCTGAATTTGTGGAAAAATACAAACAGGCGATGGAGGTCGCTATCAAGAAGCTCAAATACTAATCATGAACATCGTAATAATTAAGGGAAATATCACACGCAACATCGAAACAAAATACCTTCCGACAGGAGCGGCTATTACTGAGTTCGGGGTTGCTCTGGATGACAGCTATATTAAGGACGGGCAAAAGACAGATCGAGTTGTTTTTGTCGAGTGCATGGCTTGGGGAAAAACCGGAGAGACAATATCAGCTCACCTTGCAAAAGGATCTCCGATATTAATCCACGGAAAGCTAGGAGTGGATTCGTGGGAGGATAAGCAGAGCGGACAGAAACGCAGTAAAACACGGATCATTATTGAGCGTTTCGAGTTCTGCGGTGGCAGCAAAAAAGATGAGCGCGTCACTAAAAAAGAATCCGACCACATTAAAGCCAAGGGGAACGGCTACGCTCCTAAGACTCACGACGAGGACGGCGACGAAATCCCGTTTTGATAATTATGACTGAAATAATAACTATGGAAGAATCGCGCCGACTCGTTGAGCTGGAGCGCAAAATTAAAACCGGGCTGAACACATTCGTAGAGGTCGGAGAGGCATTGCTTGAGATCAGGGATTCCAAACTTTACCGGATAGAGCATAAAACTTTCGAGGCGTATTGCCGGGATAAGTGGCAGATGAGCAAGCAACGCGCAAACCAACTTGTAGCAGCTTCATGTGTAGTGGACGCCATCACCAAAATGACAACAAATGTTGTCATTCCTAAAACAGAGGCTCAAGTCAGACCCCTCGGGAAGCTCGAACCAGAAGACCAGCCGAAAGCCTGGGCGAAAGCCGTTGAGCTTGCAGGCGGAGAACAGCCTACAGCGAAGCAGGTTGAGGCGGCATCTGTTGAGATCAAGAAGGAATCTAAGCCGGAACACGAATCACGCTGGGAAAAACAAAATATCCCCAAGTATATACCAGCGGCAGGAATGACTATTGCAAACAATGCAATTAGAATCTTGGGAACAATAAACGATAACGACACAGAGAAAGAAATGGCTCTCAAGATGGTGATCAAATTTTGTGAGTCAGAGTTAAGCTAATTCTATGAAACCAACGCTAAACCATACCAATAACGCAACCCTATTCGTGGCGAACGATGAACAAAGGCCGTTGCATGATCAACACGTCAAATTCCTCATGGGAAGCATGCATCGTCATGGATTCATGCCATCGAAGCCCATCCAGGCATACAAGCGAAAGGAGGATGGGAAGATCGTCATCGTTGACGGTCATCATCGGTTCTTTGCAGCTAAGAGCCTAGGAATCCCGTTCTACTACGTCTTGGAGGACGATGCCTGTCAGAACGCAATGCCTGACGTAAACAGATCGAGACCGTGGAAGGTCGAAGATTTTGTTCGGCAGTTTGCGATTCGCGGGATCAAGGATTTTGCCATTTTGCAATCGTACGCAAACAGGGGGCTTTCTTGCAGTGTTGCGGCTAGTCTTCTCAGCGGAGAAACAGCCGGGTCAAATAATCATAACAACAAGATCCGCAACGGAACTTTCAAGATCAAGTCCACAAAGAACGCCGATCAGATTTTAAGCCTGATTGAGGATAATCCAACAATCGACACGTTCCGGCATTCGTCATTCATTAAGGCGTTGTCGATGTGCCAGTGGCTTCCAGAGTTCGATTTCGGAACATTCAAAAGCCGAGTCGAGGCTAATTGGCACATGCTTCCGAAGTGTTCCAATGTTGATGACTTCTTGCGCCATATCGAAGAGGTATATAATTACCGGAGCCACATAAAGCACCCAATTGCTCACCTTGCGAAGCGTCTTTCTAGCGAACGCAAGAGCAAGTTCGGAAAGTAACGGGTGGCGGGGTGCGCATGCTTAAAACGCACATTTTTGCATGATCCATATCAGATTCGCCCTATACACCGACTATGGCCCGGTTGGACCGCGACTAGAGCGCGGACAGCCGTTGCCGGAAGGCCCGACATCGTTTCCGATGACCGAAGAAGGGAAGGAACAGGCATTCGCACAACTTGCGAAATATCAGGCTTATTGGGAGCGTCATCACAAACAACCAGCAAAATTGACACGCAGGAAAAGTTAACAATGTTAATATGATTTCATTTACAAAATTATTCAGCAGCATCATCACGAGTTCAATCTGGAATGAGGACGACAAGACGAGAATCGTCTGGATCACGATTTTAGCTCTCGCTGACAGCCGGGGCAGGGTATGGGCCAGCACGGGCGGCCTAGCTCACTCTGCAAGGACTTCATTAGAAGACACTAAGGCGGCGATTGATAAGCTAATGAGTCCTGATCCTGATTCGCGCACGGAAACAGACGAGGGGCGCAGAATTGCCAAGATTGACGGCGGATTTCAAGTCATAAATCATTCAAAATACAGGGAGTTGCGAGATGATGACGTGCGGAATGATTACATGCGCGAGTACATGCGTAAGCGCAGGACCGAAAATGTTAACAATGTTAACCCTGTTAGCGATTTGTTAACTTCTGTTAACTCTTGTAAACCGCCGTTAGCCAAAGCAGAAGCAGAAGCAGAAGCAGAAGCAGATATATATATAAGCCCGGAACGTTCGCATCCTGCGACCGATTCCGCGCCAACTCCAAAGAAGAAGACCACCCATCCACCCGACGAACTGTTCCTTGCGGAACTCAAACGTCACTATCCCGATGTCGATGTCGATTCAGAACTTCGGAAGATGGACGCTTGGCTCATGACCAAACCTGGGAAACAAAAAACCCGTAGATTTGTCGTCAACTGGCTCAACCGTACCGATCCCGGCGTTAAACCTCAACCGCAGGAACAACGCTTCGACATCATCAAACCGAAAACTCCTCCCATCCGGCTATGACTCTCCCTCAAAACCATTCCGCTGAAAAAGCCGCAATCAGCATCCTAGCCAAAGTCGAGGATGCAATCACGGCCTACCCTTGGACGCCGGACATGTTTCTCGACTCCGCTTGTCGCGCGATATTTCATCACATCGTCGAGATTCGCAAGCTCGGGAAACATTCCAACATCGCCACAATCGCGGCAATCATGGAGGGATCAGGCGAACTCAAAACCATCGGTGGACGTGACGCTCTCGGTGACATCATCGCAACCTACCCGCTACCTTACGGGGCAGATTCCTCCCACGCCGAGATTTTCCACCGACAGCTTATTGACGCAACCTCCAGACGCAACGTCCTGCTGAAATCCAACGCTCTCGCCGACGATCTCCGCTCTGGCGAAGTCTCCGCAGAGGAATTCGTAGCCGAGTTGTCATCGGCCGCCGTCGTACACGAATCCCGCAAACGGCAGTCGTTGACCGAACAAATCAACGAACTCCTCGACGAAATCGAAAACAACAAACCGCCCGAATGTTTCAAGTTCGGAATCCAAAAACTGGACTACGCGCTCTACGGTGGATTCCAGAGGGGCGAGCTTGTGACCGTAGCAGGCCCTACAAGCGGCGGAAAGTCGCTCATGCTTGCTCAGGCTACCCTGGCGGCCATAAAGGCCGGGAAATCGGTAATTTTCTACAGCCTCGAAATGCCAGCCAAAGCAGTCTTGCGGCGACTCATCTCAAACCTGGCCAACGTCAGCCTCCCGAAACCACACGAACGAATCTCGGCTTACCAATGGGAAAGTGTTTCCAAGTCGTTCACGGAAATCCAGAAAATGCCGCTGACCATCTGTGACAACATCTCCGGCATATCGGACATCGAAGCAGACGCCGTTCGCCTCGCCAAACTCGGAAAAGCGGATCTCATCGTGGTCGATTACATCCAGCGCGTCCGCAACTCCATCAAGGGCGCGAACAGGGAACAGGTTATCAGCGACATCTCATCCCGCCTCAAGACGCTGGCCATGCAAACCGGATCAGCATTGCTCACCGCATCGCAACTCAACAAGCAGGGAGATGTGCGGGAATCGGCAGCCATTGAGCAGGATTCCGATATCCTCATCAAGATTCAAGAGTCTGGCATGCTTTGTTCAAAGTTCAGACGTGGCGCATCAAACTTTGAAGTCCTTACCACAATGCGCGGCGACCTCGGAAGATTTGAGGAGAACAACCAATGACGACTGACGAGATGTTCGAGTTGGCTTGCGAGAAATTGGATGAGGCCACCGCAATCTACGAGCAGAAGGTCAGCACGCATTATCGCATCGCAGATCGCCTTGTGAGGGAGGCAAAGGACTTAAGGGCCATGATGGACCAATCCGAACAAGAAAAGCCCACAGCGGGGCAATAAACGCAAAGAAACGCCCATTTAGACCACCATACGGGGTGGGGGGAAGGAATCTTTTTGACACCTAAAAAGGCAGGGTCCGCGCGCGTTACCGACTAAAACCATGAGACAACCGAAAAAAAAGCAAAATAATGCAACGAGAACGCCTAAAGCGACATACGTCACCAGCATGGCGCAGGCAGAAACCGAATTGAGCATCCCAAAAGCATTTCAGAAGTGGGCAAAGAAGAACGGATGCCCGGCTTTCCGTGGAACCCAGATCTTCAAGGATCTCCTCGTCAAGTTCTGGGAGGAGAACGAGGAGACTTGGCGCGACGATGAAGGCGAAGTCGAAGGGACTCAGGCCGAGTACAACCGAGAGCGGATTAAAATGTTGCGGAAGCAGCAACGCAAAGCCGATCGAGAGCATGAAATGGCAATGGGCCGGCTGGTCCAGATCGACACCGTGCGGGATAGCCTTGGGGCGATCATGGCCGCTTTGACTGCCATCCTCAAAAAGACACTCACAAGGGAGGACTATAATGCCGTTTCCAAGCAATTCCAGAAGGTCGATTTCAAGGGGTACCTGAAATGAGCGAGTGGATCTTTGATTTCGCCCGGGCGATGCTCCAACCGTTCGAGAGTCGGACGATTTTGGAATGGGCTGACGGGAATTTGAAGCTCCCGCAGTCCGTTCGGTACCCGGTCTTCATTGCCGCCGAGGCACCGTGGCTGTCTGAACCGCTTCGGGCCATATCGGACCCGTCCGTCCGCAGGGTTGACGTCCGCGCTCCGGCAGGGTCGGCAAAGTCGTTACTCGGTGAGGTTCATATTGCGTATGTGGTCGAGAATGACCCCGGGGCCTACTACTACGTATGGCAAACCGATGATGACGCAAAGGACTGCATGGAAGACCGGATCATGCCCATGTTGGAAGGCAACGACAGCCTTTTCAGGTTGCTTCCGACCGACCGAAACAAGAAGCGGATTCTGAAAATCAGCTTCCCGCATATGCCGCTCTATGCGGTCGGGGCCAACGAGTCCGCCGCGCAATCGAAGCGCATCAAGTACCTCACGATGGAGGAACCGCACCTTTACCGCCCGGGCATGATGAGAGCGTTCGAAAAGCGGGTCGAGGGCGTGAAGTCTCCAAAAATTATCACCTTGTCGACCGGATCGGTCAGCGGAGACGAATCGGACGAAAGCTGGAATTCCGGATCGTGCGAGGAATGGGAGGTGCCGTGTCCGCATTGCGGAGAGTACCAGCCGATGACCGACAACCGCGACCGGCTCGTCGCCGATCACTCCGATGAAACCGTGGACACCGAAGGGAATTACCGATGGGACAAACTTCTCGCGACCGTGCGCTACACATGCGAGAAGTGCGGGAAAGACTGGCCGACCGACGCCGGGTTCAGGAAGGAACAGTCGCAGTCCGGCAGGTACAGGGTCACGAATCCGAACGCACCCCGGCACCATAGGTCATTCCACCTTGAAGCTCCGGCGGTCCACTGGATGGAACTTCCGGCAATCCTAGAGGAAAAGCTGAAAGCGTCGTATGCAGCCAAGCGTGGCGCGCTCGAACCGCTCCGCGACTACATCCAAAAACGGCGCGCGCTCGCATGGGACGACAGTCCGCAGGATACCGACAATATCGAGTTTGACCGTATGCTTGGCGGTTACACCAAGAAAGCCGCATCGGTCCCCGGACACCCGCCGGGATGGGTCGATGGCGAGATCTCGCGATTCCTGACGATCGACAATCAGGCCGGGCGAGCCAGCAAGGGCGAGGGCGCGCACCGATGGTTTGTTTGTCGGGCGTACTCGGCCACCGAGTCCAGGCTGATCGATGAAGGCCGGATCTCGACATGGGAAGAGTTGGAGGAACTGCGGATCGCGCTTGGCGTCGAGCCTGACCGGACGCTCGTCGATACCGCATGGGACACTCAGGCCGTGCAGTCCGTTCTTGTCCGGTACGGCTGGATGGGGCTATGGGGCGACGTCAGCAACCGGGCCAGCTACCCGCACCATGAACAGGTCATGACGCCGGCAGGGCCTAAGCGCGTCACTCGACATCTGCCATATTCGCCAGTGAATTTCGGACATGTCGGTATGGGGTTCAGTCAGAGGAAAGCCGCTGCCAGATATTTTTTCTGGTGCAAGCAGCCGATCGCCAGTCTTTACCATCGGCTGCGGTCCGGAATGGTTCAGTTCAAGATGACGATCGCAAGCGACGTCAGCGATGCCTACAAGAAGCAGACTTCGGTCGAGTACAAAAAGCAGGTCGTTGACAGCCACGGCAGCAAGAAATGGCAATGGTTCCGACCATCGAGAAAAGACGACCATTTGCTCGACTGCGACCAGATGAATCTCGTTGCGGCAATCATGGATTCCCGTATCCGGCCGAACCTGTTTTCGCTCATCGAGGAGATCGACAAAGTCACAGCAGATTAGAGTTGACACTGCAGAAGTGGGTCGCATGGTCCGCGCCGATATGGCAGCAAAAGGATCACTCATTGGCTTAAATGCCGACGACTTGCAGGCGATAAAATCCGCCGCGATTCAGTGTATGCAGAATGCCGCCTTGCGCGGAACGTCCTATTCTATCGCTGGAAGGTCGTTCACGTTCCCCACTTTCGAGTCATCGCTGGCTTTGCTTGAGGAAGTCAATTTCGCTCTTGGTCTTCTGACCGGCGCGCGATCCATGTCAGTGCAGGTCAACTTCAACCCTGCCATCGGGAGGGGATCATGAGGCAAGCCACCGACCCCAGGGCAACCCGCGAATGGAACCTCACATGGAAGCAGCGGCGTGAGATGACATCGAAGATGGACGAATTTCTCCAAGCTCGCGGCCAGTCAAAAAAGAACTGGCTTCGCGGTCGCACTAAACCAAGATGATGAAAGATTTCAAGCTGTCGTTCGTTGATAAGTTTCTCGGGTTTCTCGATCCGGAGGCAGCGGTCCGCCGTGTCACAGCCAAAGCCGCCCTACACCAATTTTCATTTGATGCAGCTCGGGCTACGAACCGTCGGGCGCAGGCTCCGCAGAACATAAACCCGAACGATTTCCAGAAGCAACACGACCGCTTGCAACTCATGCGGGAAGCGGAGGACTTGGAAAACAACTTCGCGCCAGCAAAAACGCTAAATCGCAAATATGCGATGTACGTCGCGCCGATCGGGTACCACGCCCAAACCGGCGACGCAGGGTTGAATCGCGACGTCGAGGATTACCTGTCCAACGTCTGGTTCCCTGAATGCGACATTACCGGGCGATATGATTTCTGGCAGATGCTTTATTTCGGCGTCATCGGCAAAAACCGCGGCGGCGATTACGGATGGGCATTCATGCGGCCCGGTGCCGAGGAGGGAATGCCTGAAGATGAGATCGTCAAACTTCCGCTCCGCATCCAAGGCGTAGAGCCGGACCGGATTGGCGGTGTCTATCAAAATGTTGTCAGCGAAAACTACATCGCAGGCGTGGTCATCGGTCGATACGGTGAGCCGATCGCGTACCGGGTTTTCCGTCGCCACCCCGCCGTCGGTCAGTACATCGACCCGGTCGACGTCCCGGCTGATCAGTTCGTCCACTACACCGATCCGTTGCGGGTCGATATGTATCGTGGCGTGAGCATGCTCGACACGGCGGTCATGGCATTTCGTGACCTCTACGAATGGTTTGAATTCTTGAAAGGCAAAGCCAAGCTGGCGTCCGCTCTCACCGTCTTCACGAACTCGCAAGGATCTGTAGCAGGTGCCGGGGCAATGGACCCTTACGCGAGCAACAACTTTGACAATGGGCAGGGCGGCCTACAGCAGGACGTCCGATTCGGACAGATAAACCATTTGCCGGCGGGTGCCGCAATCGAGTTTCCAGACACGACGACTCCAGGCGGCGAGAGTCAATATCTCATCCTGCAGTTGCTGAAGTTTTGCGCGATGAGTTACAACCTTCCTTACTCGTTCGCGCTCGACGCAACCGAGATGGGCGGCGTGAGCAGCCGGCTTGAAAGCGAGCAAGCACGGGCAGAGTTTGAGCGTGGGCAGGCCGTACTGGCACCGAAGGCGCACCGAATCAAGAATGCCGCACTGATTGACGCCATCGCGAAAGGAATCTTCCCGTCAGCGGTCGCGAACAAGATCACGCTGGGACGCTGGTCCTACCGAGCGCATCCGACGCCCGACCTTGGCCGCGAAGCTTCGGCGAATGTTTCGCTTTTCCAGAACGGACTCCTGAATCCGATGTCGTACTGGCGGGATCAGGCGCAGGACGCCGAGGCCGTCGCCCGCGACATGAGCCGCTGGACCAGCATCAAGAAAGCGGCCGCTGCCGAGTTCGGAAACTCGGTCGAGGAAGTCTTCGGTCTCGGTCCTATCGCATCCGGCGTCACAAAGCCGGAACAAGACCCGAGCGATCCGAATCAGAATGTCCAGCCGACCAAGATGCAGCTTAAAAAAAAAGAACCTCCGAAAAAGAAGGTTGAGCTGAGTCCAGAGGAAAAGGCAAAGCGGGACATTCGCAACGAAAAGCTTCAGGCCGTCTGGCGTTCGCTCAAAGGTGAACCTGACTTTGCCGGGGATGAAAATAGATCGTGGGCCGCAGCCTACAAGATCGTGGACAAAGGATTTTTCAAGTGGTCGGAAGTGCCGGCCGAAATCAAAAAAGAAATACTCGGAGAATGAAACTCTTCCAACAATCGTTCCAAGACTCGGGGGCCAATGTTAACCTCGATGATTCCACAATTCATAACGTCAGCCTGATCTCGGTCGGCGAGGCCAAGGGCCATGACATGTACGTCGATGAAGTGACGCTATCGCAGGTGTTCGACAAGGCTAAACAGCTCGGCACCGTCAAAGTGAAAGCCGACCATGAATCTGGCGTCTTCTCGACAATCGGCTACATCGACAACTTCAAGCTGACCGATAATCAGGTCCTGGGCGATCTCCATATTTATGACACCGTTCCGGAGCGCGAGCGTCTTTTTGAAATCGCATCGAAGAACCCGAACCATCTCGGAATGAGTTTGGAATTCAACGGCGCAGACGAAAAGATCGGCAACCAGCTATTCGCCCGGTGCGATGAACTCTTCACCTCCGCGCTTGTTTCGGACCCCGCCGCGAATAAATCACTTTTCGGAAAAAAAAGTGTTGACGAGTCAAAACTTGATCGCACGGTCCCCGACACTGATATGGCAAAAACCAAAAAACTCAGCGAAGACGCCGCCCCCGAGGCGGTCAAAAAGGAAGCCTCTTCCGATCTCGAAAAAGTGATGGCCAAGCTCGAAGAACTCGAATCCCGCCTGAACAAGTTCGAGGAAGGTGAAGGTGAAGATTCCAGCGAAGACGCCGGCAAGGAAGCCCCCAAGGCTGTCGATCCGAGCGTTGAGCCTGCCGTTCAAAACCCTGACGCCGAAGAGACCAATCTCGACGAAGATCCGGACAAAGATGGCGACGACGATTCCGACACCGAAGAGAATCCCGACGCTGAAGAGGACGCCAAGAAAGCCAAGCTGGAAGAGGAAGAGAAGAAAAAGGAAGAGCTGAAGAAATACAGCAAGAAGGACATCGTCGCTCTTGCCGCAAAGCTCGGACTGAAAGTCATCCCGGCCAGCGCGAGCGAAGCCACTTCTTCCAAGAGCAAAAAATTCTCCGACCTCCTGGCCGACAAGACCAAGGAACTCGGTGGAAATGCGGTGGCCGCGATGCAGTTCTGTATCAAGAACCACAAGCAGGCGTATGCCGAATATCGCAAATCTTTCATTCACACCAAATAAACAACCACTTTTATGTCATCCCAAATCGACACTAACTTCAGGTCGTTTCTGGTATCCACCGGCAGCAGCGGAATTTCCGCATATCTCGCCGTTGCGATCCAGTCCGACGGAACCATCACCCCAGCAAACGCCGCTTCCGGTTTCCCCGGCCACGGCATCCTGCAGGAAGACGTACCGGCCGGCTACTACGGCCGTGTCAAACTCTGGACCGGCGCAGGCACGTTCCTCGCTCAGGCCAGCGGAACCGCGATCACCCCGGGCACTCAGTACACCGTCATCACTGGCGGATTTGCTGGCGTGACCGCATCCGGCAACACAACCCCGTGGCTCGTCGCCCTCGGCAGCGCAGTCGCTTCCAACGGCATCGTGGCTGAATTCGCTTACATCTAATTCTAACAGGATAACAATATGCCTTACACAAGCTCACAAGCCACACCCCGGGGCGACATCTACGCTCTGGTCATGCAGGCCAACGCCGACTTCAACAAGCTCTTCATCGCCGATCAGATTTTCCCGGTCAAGACCGAGGACGTCAAGCGCGGCATCTACATGAAGGCCAATCTGGCGAACGCCGAATTGCTGAACGCTGACGCCAAAGCCCGCGAGTCCGGCGCAGGTTACACCCGCGTCAACCGCAAGTTCGACACCGACACCTTTGATTGTCAGGAATACGGCCTTGAGTCCGTGATCGACGACAGCTACGAAGAGGAAGTCGAGCGGTTCCTGAACCTAGAGGCGACCGAAGCCATGCTCCTTGAGCGTTCGCTTCGCATCTCCTACGAGACTCGCGTGGCCGCCGCACTGATGAACAGCTCCACGTTCACGGCCACGGCCGCGACGGTTGCCTACACTCAGGCCAACATCGCCACGATCGACGCCGCGAATGACGTTGACCTTGCCAAGGGCCGGATGCTCCTCAACGGCATCATCCCGAACGCGGTCGCCATGTCGTTCAACGTGTTCCAGCGCATCCGCCGGTCTACGCTTCTGCAGAATCAGATTTTCGGCGTGGTGCCGAAAACGGCTGGCCAGAAGATGCTCCCCGGCGAAGAGGACGTCGCCCGCGCTCTCGGCGTGGATACTCTCCTCGTCGGAAAAGCTCCTTACAATGCAAACGCGAAGGGTCAGACCTTCTCGGGCGCGTTCGTTTGGCCCGACACTTACGTCGCGGTCCTGTCCATCCAGGGCGGCGAATACCAGGCGGGCGGCGTCGGCCGCACGATCCAATGGAGCAAAGACACGACCGGTCTCTTCACCCCTGAGACCTACCGTGACGACTCCATCCGCGGCAACGTCCTGCGCGTGCGTCAGCACACGGCAGAGAAGGTCATCGACACGACCTGCTGCCAGTTGATCACCACCAGCTACGCCTAATTCTGCAGTGGATTCATAGGTCAAAGCCCGGTCTTGTAAAAGGGACCGGGCTTTTTCTTTTTATTGTTGCCTTTTGAAAATTTGGGTGATTCAACGCCGGCCGTGAAAGCCAAAATTGCTCTTTCCATAATCTTCGGGAATTCGGCCGATTCCCTTCTCCCGTTCCTCCAGTCATTCCGCCCGGTCATTGATCATCTCGTCGCATACCGGGCCATTGGCAGCGCAACCGCTGACAACTCCGCATATCTCATCCACACGTTTTGTGAGGAGAATGGAATCCCGCATTCCATCGGCGTCTACGACAACGAGACCGACTTTCCGCACGTTGACAACTTCGGCCGGGCGCGGCAGGAATCGCTTGAGGAAGCAGAGGCGATCGACGGCGCCACTCATATCATGTGGGCCGACTGCGATGACATCCTCGCCGATGGCGCGGCCGATGCGATCCGCAAAGCGTGCGACACGCTCCCGCAGGATGTGCTGATTTGCCCGTACCATGTCAGAGGAGATAAACAAGTCGTCATGCGCGAGCGGATCGTGCGGAATAATGGGTTTGCCGCATGGCAGGGAGCGATCCACGAGAGCATGGAGTTCTCACGTGACGTTACATACCACATGGTCAGGGAAGCGGTATTTACTCACCGGCCGGCACCTACCCGCTCGACATCCGCGCCAAGAAACAAAGCGATCCTGAAATCGCTGGTCGCCGGAGCCGCGAAGAATTATTTCTACCTCGCGCAGGAAGCTTTCGAGTCCAACAACGTCGAGGACTTGAAGAAGTGGGGCAACCTTGCGCTGGTGACGCCCGGTCTGGATTCACTCCAACGATACGAGACACTGCTGAACCTCGCGCAGGTCGAGACCGACCCCGAGCCGGCCAGACAGATGGCCAGCCGCGCATTCTACGAGATGCCAGACCGCCGGGAAGCCTTGGCACTTATGGCGAATTTCCACCTGATCGATGGACGCTACATGGAAGCGCACAAGCTCGCCAAGATCATGATGCTGATCCCGGTCCCGAAGATGTCCTACTGGACATTGAACCGCGAGTGGTACGGATGGAAGGGGTTCTATCTTTACAATCAAACCCTCCGGCTCACCGGGCAGGAAGATCAGGCTACCTACAGTGAGGATTGCCTTTTCGAGAAAAACGGGAAAAAGATTTCACTTCTTCACGCCACCCGCGGCCGTCCGGAACACTCGCTTTCATCGCGTGACCTGTGGCTTTCGAGAGCCTCCAATCCGGATCGGATTCAGCACATCTTTTGCTTGGACGCCGACGACAAGCAATCGATACACCTGAAAGGCTTCCGACATGTTATCGTCGATGACCCCGGCAAGGGATGCGTGGCCGCATGGAATGCCGGAGCCGCCGCCAGCACCGGAGAAATCATCGTCCAGGTATCCGACGACTTTTTCCCGCCCGACGGATGGGACCAGATCATCCTCGACCGCCTCGCCAATTCGTCAGAACCAGCCGTGCTGGCAGTTTCCGACGGATGCCGCACCGATGGGCTTATGACAATCGCCATCGTCAACAGGGCGAGATATGAGCAAAAGGGGTATCTTCTGCATCCCGACTTCAAGTCGATGTTCTCGGATAATTACCTGACATGGGAAGCGAAGCGTGACGGGGTCATCATAGACGCCCGGGACGTCACCTTTTACCACATGCACCCTTTATTAACTGGGGCCGCGCCAGACAGGACGTATTTAGACACAAACGCTCAATCCCGCTACGACGAAGGCCGCGCAACATATGAAAAATTGACCAGATGAGACCTACAATCCTGACCGCATACACGGACACGCACCGACCTATTTATGAAAAACACTTCCTGCCAAGCTTCCACGAATCAGGCATGTCGGAATCATGGGATTTACACGTTTGCGAGATTGACCGGCCGTCGGGAAAGTATGGCACACAGGAATTTAACGACTACCTGCGTGAACTCATGGTCAAATTCCTCGAATTTATGGCCGCTCGACCAGGAGCGACCATTATTCATGCGGGATGTGACATCCGATTTTATCGCAACGTCACGCAGGACATTATTTCCGGTCTAGAGAAGCTGGAACTGCTCGCGATCAATGACAATTACGGGCTTGCATGCTGCGATTTCTTCGCTTTCAAGGTCACAGACCGGATTCTCGACATGTACCAATGGACGATCGAGAATGAAGGCCACTTCCCGAACAACGAATTTGCATTCAACCACTATTTGCGACAGCATTCCGTGTCCGTCGGCATCCTTCCGGTCCAATATTGGACAATCGGGCTGTCAAATGGCGGCAAACCGTGGTCGCCCGGGATGCTGGTGAACCCTCCGCCGGATATTGCGCTACATCACGGCAATTTCACGATCGGGGCCGACAATAAGATAGCGTTGATGGATGCGGTTTTGGCTTGCGTTCGTCAAAATGCGTCGCAGTGCTGATTTTCATGGCAACCACACTGAAATCCGCGCTTGCCGCCGACCTGTCCGCATTATTCGCGGCTGATATGCCATGCACATGCTTGGTCAATGGCGTGGAATACACGGTCCTGTCGGCTGACGATGAGCAATCGGAAAAGGATGCATATGGCGGGCCTGAATCGCTGAACAATCAGGAAATCCACTTCCAGACAAAGGATCTTTCGCACATCGAGGCCGGGGAGTTGATTCATCTCTACCCGCAGGGAGCCGACAAGGAATGTCAAAATCTGATCGTCGTCACGACGACGGTTTCCGCTGACGGCGCAGAGCTAATTGTGAAAGCGAGGGCGCAATGAGCTATCTCGTCGGGTCGAATACGATCACAAACATTGCCGAGGCCGCTATCGTCTCCGCGCTTGAGCAAGCCATCCTCCCGGCAACCGTCCCGATCTTCGCAGCGGACGAAAGCGACACCAAGCCACCGATGCCGTACATCTTTCTGCATGTCGACAACTACGAAGAGGTGGTCGCGCCGGGATCAGGGATATTCAAGCTCGACGTCAGCGTCACATTCCGGTCACACGTCAAGGCCGACGACGTCGACTTCCGGACCGGCGTCTGCGACGGTATCAACGACCTGATGTACAACTCGCCGGCCGTCACGTTGAGTCTGGTCGACGGGTTCCATGTTTATGGATTCATCCCGGTCGCCAGCGGGGCGATGGCAGTGAATACCGACCTGAAGTCATACGACTATGTGGTCAAATTCTCGCTTGTCTGCATGCCGAGAAATAACGCTTAAAATTTTGTTGACAGTCGCGTAGTTGGTCGCAGTTTCCGCGCCATGTCAGCTATCATCGTTGGAACTACAGGCGCGACGTGGGGACTCTCTGCCGAGACCGGCATTATCTGCCAGTCTGCCGGCGCGAAAGAAACCCGCGAGAAAAACCAAGTGCGGAACGAGACCGGGGACTTTGTCATGATCTCGTTTTTCAACCCGACCAAGACCCACACGATCGAAGGCGTGGTCAAGTCGTCTACCGGCGTCGCGGCCGCCGCTCCCGGAGTTGCGCTCACCGTCGCGAACACGTTTGGTTCCTACGGGGCGGTTTCAGCCGGCGGGATCTACACCGACGACATCGACGTCAAGGGAGTGAACAACGACTTCACGAAAATAAGCGTGAATGCGACTCAATACCCGTTGATCTCGTAAATAGATCCGCCTGATTTGTGATACCTATTTTTTATGGATACCGTCCACACCATCGACATTAAGCTGGCGGCCATTCTGGCCACCGAAGGAATCCCGCAGCGGTTCCAAGACCCTATCACCTGCACCATCGAGATCCAGCCCGACGGGAGAAACTTCAAGCAGTTCCGGTTCTGGTTTGACGTTAGCGCGCCCGGCGACCGACAGAAGGCCGAGACGCTGATCAATTCCTTCTACGCCATCCGGAAGGATCTGGAAGCTTCCATCAAAGACGCAAAGGCCGGCGGGGCCAAGACGGTCAATTTCCCAGACGACGACATGACAAAGATGATCTCATGCCAGATGTGGCGGGACGTCTATCTCCACTGGATCAAGAACCACGTCGAGCCGATGCGCACGGTCACGATCGACGGCCGGCACGTCACACTTTCGGTCAACGCATCCCGCGAGACGAAAAACAAAATCAGGCAGGCACTCAAATAACATATGGATATATTAGACACCATCACCCCAGACGACGCCTTCAACTCTTCCTTTGAATTCAAGGGTCAGGAACTCAAACCGTTCAGCGAAGGCCGGCGGTCCGTCGCATTCTCGATCGGCGTCCGCGTAGGCGGAGACCCCGGTCCGACCGTGGCAGACCTGCACGCGCTCATGTACATCTGCATTTGCCCGAAAAGCGAACTCGCGAAGGCTCACCGGAATCCCGATTGGTTCTGGGGCAAGGTTCTGGACTGGGCAGACGCCAACATCACGCCGGAGGACTACGAAGAGGAAGGGCGCATCGTGCGCCGGATGCTTGAAGCTGCATTTGCAACCAGGGTGACAGCCGCCGAAACTGGAGACGCCGGGAATGAACTGGGAAACTAGCAGAGCCACCAGCCGGAGCCGCATATGTCGCGCTGGTGGCCTACATTTTCAAATGGTCGGAGGACTTCATTCTCTGGGATCTCCCGCTCTCCCGCGGGAATGCGTACATTCACGCCTATCTGCGGATCAAATGCGTGAAAACTCAGTGGGCATCGGAGGTGACTTGTGGGACTGAAATTTGATCCGTCCGGTATGTTTCGCGCCTTCGACAAGATGTCGCAGACTGCCAATGAAAAAGGAAAGGATTTAGCCAAAGATCAAGGGAAATTCTTTCTCGGGATGACGCGCAAAATCTCATGGCAGGAAGCTCCTTCGAAGGAACTGTTCGACCAGTTACTTTCCCGACTTGGAGGTCGTCTGAAACGGAAACCCGGGGTCAGGCCTGCAAAGGAAATTCAGCGACGCAAACGAATGCGCGGCATGTTCGCTCGCCGGTGGGCGATCCACAAGGTCGAGAATTCAGGATACCGAATAAGAGTTTGGATCGGGAATCCGGTTTCGTATGCCGACAAAGCCGAAGCAAAACATGAACCAGCAGTGCAAGCCGCAAACATCGTTGGAAGAGCATTCAACAGAAGGCTGAACAGGTTAGCGCAACAAGTAACAGGAGTTTTTTAATATGGCAGAGGCAAAAGCTGTCGGGTATCTGGAGTTAAACATCGCGGGGTTCCAAGAGGCGATCTCTGCGGCGAAAAAAGCAATGATCGGACTGGCCGCATTTTTCGCGGCAGACAAGATCAAGGATTTTTTTGTTGATGGCACGAAGGAGGCAATAAACTTTGGAAATGAGATGTACAAGGCCGGGCAGCGGCTCGGCGGGTTCGACCCCGGCAAGCTTTTGCTGGTCGAGAAGGCGTTGCAGAATGCCGGACTGTCCGCCAGCGAGGCCGAGGGCAAAGTTGAGCAATTCTTGAGCGAACGGCGGGACTTCTCGCAGATGTTCGGCGGGGCCGAAAAATACGCTGCAGCATTGCAAGAGTCAGCTAGAATTTATGGATCTCAGGCTGACATTCTTTCCAGCAAATCCGAAGCATTTGCCAAGGTCGCGCAGACGATGGAAGAAGTCGGCGGGAAACTGAAGACGTTTTTTCTTGCGGCCGCTGGAGAGTTTCTTGAGCCGCTTGAAGCCGCACTGGAAGCACTAGACGAGATCGATCTTGCTGGAATAGGGAAATCGTTTGGAGATGGTATCACGAAGGCCGTTGAAGTTCTTGCAGGACTATTCAAAAATGGGACATTCATTGAGGTTCTGCAAACAGGTTTGATTGTTGCAGTTCAGACTGCGATCGAGTATGCCGTTGGAGGGATTAAACTCCTTTCGGCGTGGCTGATGTCAGGATTCACGGATTCAATTTCAAAAGTTCCTTGGCAAGACATCGGACAGTCTGTTTTGAATGGAATCAAGCCGCTGAAAGATTTTCTTTTAACCGCTATCGAAAAGGCCATCGCGATGCTTGCGGCAGGAATTGCATATTCTGTTCGCGGACTTCTCAATACCTTGCCAGACAAGTTGAGAAAATGGCTAACCGGATCGGAAGGTAAACTCGAAAATGATCTTCCGACGCTTATCTCTAGAAGGGAAAGCGATTTGCATAATGCGTTCGCTCCCTATCATGATGTAAGTAAATCAGCCTCAAATCTCTTCAAAACCGATAACCCTGATTTGAAATATAAAAGGGCAAATATATTTGGAGATGAGCTTAGTAAAAAATTGAATGACTTAACGGGAAAGATTGCGTCTGCTTCGGTATCTGGAAGCAAACTTATAGAAACTCATTCTCATCTGAAAAAAGACGCAAAAGTCAGCCAGGAAGCACTGAAGCCGGCCGAATCGTTCACTGGCATCGCCGATAGTATGGCAAAGATCGGCGGAGGTGGTGGATTTGTTCGCGTCGGGCAGTCTATCGCTGAACGTGAGGCCATCCGCTCACGCGAGATCCAAGCCGAACAGCTCAAAGTTCAGAAGGCCATGTATGAGCAGGGCAAGAACACCAAAGCCATAAAAATGAACTGATATGTCAAGTCCCATCATCGTAGGAACAACTGGCACGCTTTACAGGGAACCGGGAACTGTCGTCACGCAGTCGGCGGACGGATCGGCGCAGTCCACAGTCATCTATTCAGGAACATGGGTTGACGTTATAACCCACGTCCCGACTCCAACGTCGACGCATCCCGATTTCCCGTCCCTTCTGCTTTACGATTTCAGCATGACGAACCTGCCAGGAGGACTTGGGCAGTTGTCATGCGTTTATCGTGGAGTCCTTGCCGTTGATCCGTCTGCATACTACCAGAAGGAATACACGATTTCCCAAACCACGGAACCGATCGAGACGCATCCGCTTTTTGCCTATCCCCGCGATTCTCCACCAGTATCGAATGACGAGATTGCTGCCGTACAAAAGGCGATCAACCAAGATGCAGCATATTCTTCGACAAATGCAGCAGCAACGATGCTATGGGAGAAAAAGCGAAGAGGAATCGATTCATACCTTAGACTGGGCGGATGCTTTAAGCAGGACCATGTTTCTGGGGATATCCCGTCTATCCCGTCCAGCGTGGGAAAGATTGTCAGCACGTTGCCAACAGACTGCCCGTCTCCGATTGCGCACGGGGCAAACTATCTGTTTTCTTCCTACTCATGGAAGAAAACCGGCGGACTGGTTCAGATTTCCGAGACCTACCTGCAGTCTGGCGCGGGCGGATGGGACCCTGACCTCTACGGCTAAGTTATGGCACTTCCAAAATTCAAGAAGGGCAACAACTTGCTCGAAGAAGTCACAGCCGACAAGCTCAACGCCATGTGCGAGGAGATTCGTCAGGCGCAGATATGCCCATCATCGACCATCATGGTCGGCCGTACTCCAGGCGGGACGACTCTTGAAGTCCGACGTTCTTCCGGCGGCATTGCTGCCGCAGTCGAACCAAAACCTTGGGACATCCTAGACCTGACCGGAGTCGGCGAACCGACAGACGGCATTTTTTCGTCCTATACGGCAACAGTCCAGCCAGGCCTGATCAACGGAATCACGGCCAATAACATGATGGACGATTTCTCGGTTGATCCAACGCTGACATACTGGACAGCAGATTGCACGACCGACGGAAAGGCAATTACCTACGTCGAAATTTCGACCAGCACGACCGCACCTGACCCGCAGTCGGCAGGGATGAATGTTCTCCCGACAAATTTCAGCGTACTGTTCGGAATCACTTTTAACGGGATCTCTTACCGCACAATCGGCACCGGAAACCCGACGGCGACATCCTCGCTTGTTCTCATGACTGACAAGGTTTCTCCGCCACCTCCCGGCATGCCGACACAGGATGGCTGGTACATCTGGGCAATCGCATGATCGAATGGGAACTCATGGGCAGCAGGCCGGCGCGGAGAAGCTGGAGTTACTCTGAAAGTTCCAGCTCTGTATATCAGGTCGGAATAACGAATATCTCCACCGTTCGGACGACGTATAATACATCGTCATTTTCGACCAGCTACGCAACAAACGATCTCCCAAGCAATACCGACTCCAACACGGTAAACACGACGACAACGCAATCTGTCGAATCGTCTGCGACTACAGGAACGACAACCGTTTCTGAATTCATCACAGAAACATGGGGATCAGACCTGATCCCATACACGACAACGATGCCGATAACCGGAAGCATTTGGACAACGTCATCAAGCACCAGGTCCGCAGACTCGGGGACAACGACCACAGCTTTAACGTCGTCATTCGCAATAACAGCCACGACGACAAGCTTTATTTATGCAACATCGGAATCGACAACGCATCCATACATAATCACAGTGATGACGTCGGCGGAGACGGTAAGCGGAGATTTTGAAGTGACCGGGATGGCATATCAGGCCGATTACGGAAATATGCTCATCGTTTTCACTGCAGGAACCCACGCGCTGACTGATGGGACAAGAGCAGAATCGACGTCGGCGTCAATCTTGATTGTAGGATCAACCTCGTATGTCACAAGCTCGGCAGGCGAGACGGAGACAGTAACAACCTCAAACAATCCAGGTGATTCAACGGTTCAGACGGTTTCGACTATCACAAATTCTGGAATTCTCCCGGCGGCAAACCCTCCGTCGCCTTATTCCTTCCCTACGCCGACGACAGCCAGCCGCACGCATTTCATAGAGACAACGACGATTCATACAACGACGTCAACGGCAGGAACGGCGACGGGAATAGCTGTTTGGTCAACTTCCGACACCACAACCACAGCCGGAACTGTGTGGGGATTCGCATCAAACATTCCAGCTCCAGTGAATGCCATGATGGCGACGGCCACGGGAACCATCGGGCAAACGCATGCCACCACATTAACATCCAGTACCCAGACCTCTACATCGTCAACCTCCAGCGACGGAGTAACGACAGGGTTCACTTTCCATGCATCAACGTTATTCAGTCAGGAGGGACAAACCATACAAAGCCCACTGTCATGCACAGACATTATCACCCGACCTCCTTTTAATAATTCGGTGTATCCGGCGGCCGGATCGTTCCTTGCCGCTCAAAGCACGTCGATCGGATATTACCGGAACTCAGTGGACTTCACCAGCGGAGGTCTCGCCGGTGCGTTGAGCGGTCCGTGTCCACCGCTTGTGGGCCTGCTGGAAAGCAGTGTCAACCCTGGACGACTCGGACTCCTCCACCCGCAGACGATGCTGGCAACGTCAGGTACCAGCAAATCAACGATCGAATTCGGGAGCGATGGTAATGCTACATCATCGTGGACGGAGACAACATCTGTGACGAGGCCAAGCGGGACAGACTCGACAACCACGTCGGTCGTCACAACTGAAACAAACAGCTTTCCCGTATCAAAAATGGGGACCGGAGAATCGTGGATAGAGTATAGAAACTCGTCCATAATAGCCGGACCGGCAACTCTCATCCGCAACGACGGCCCGATCCTTTTCCAGAACTCGACCAGTGAAACGCTCGTTGATTCAGCCGGTCCGTTCTCAATCGCAACAACCTATTCCGACCCCGTGAAGCTGGTCCCGATCCCCACTGTAATCGGGCCGTGCATCATCGAGGTTCCAAAATACCAATGATCGCCATCGGCGTAGCCGCAACAAAATCATATCTCTACGCGTGGCAACAATGCCTTCGCTCAATCGCTGCAACTGCCGCCCACGAAACCGACGTCCATTTCATTCTCGCGACCGACGAGAGCGACGAAGGCAAGCGGGCCGAGATTCAAGCCAAGCAGGAATTGCCGGAAGGATGGAAGGTCACGGTCATCCGGCTCGCCGGAATGGAAGGAGACTCGAAAGACTACAAGGAAGCCGCGCAGATGCGCATAGCGGCCCTGCAGGGGGCTTTGTTTTCGTTCGCAAGGGCAAAGGTGCGGGCGGACCTTTTCCTGAGCGTGGAAAGCGACACGGTTCTTCCGGCAAACGCTCTGCGGGTTCTTCAATGGACATTGCAAATGCCGAAAGCCGACGGTTCTCCATTGTACGATATTGCCGCCGGAACCTACCCGAACGGACTTTTTCTCGGCGGGTTCGGAAGTCCACAGAATCCGATTGCCGAAGACTTCCTTCCGAACGAACGGAAGCTCCCCCGGCGTCTCATGTTTTTGCTGGAAGAGTCGAAAAAGCGCGGCGACCACGAACGATACGCACGGCTCATGCAGAAGGCCAAGAAATGCCCGCCGGACGGCAACATCTGGGAGGTGACAGCAAAGCACGGCTGGAGACGTCGGGGCTGGATGGACTTCGCATATCCCGGCATCGGTGAAGGTGCCGTTGTCCCGTCGGATTGGTGCGGGCTTGGTTGCACGCTCATGAGCAAGCATGCGCTCGCCCTGGCTGACTTCGCGGGGTACGACGGCCGTGGGACTCAGGATCTCTTTCTCTGCTGGCACCGTTGGCATCCGGCCGGTCTGCGCATCGCGTGCGTGCCGCATGTCGTCTGCGACCACATCAAGCGGGACGGAGAGAAGATCGTCCACTACCGCGCATACCACGAACAGAATCCCGATTACAAAGGGCATCTGCGCGTGCGCAAGCAGGATTTCTGTCCGGTCTAAATATTTTGACTTGACCCTTGCTAGCTTGGTCGCAGCAAGGTGTAGATGGAACTGTTTTTCACGCCTTCGACCGGGCTTTTGTCCCAGACTGCGAGCGCGATAGTCCCGCCCGACCGCATCCCGGCAAAGGCGGGGACATTGTTCCATCTCGACGTGTACTCGATGGAGTCATTCTCCGAGTCCGCGACCGGAATCCTCTCGGCCAAGCAGAAAGGCTCATACACCGGCAATCTGGCCGCGCAGGAGGTTGGCTGGACTGCACTTTCCAACCCGACCCGATACCACTTCGACCTTGATCTCAACACGACCGAGATCATGGCCATGTTCTCAAACGAGACGCCGATGGTCATCCTTATGCTGGAGATCTCTTGGACCGACGGCACCGAGCAAGGGAAAAGCCAGACTTTCGAGATGGCATTGTCCCGACAGGTTTACCGAGGCGATGAGCAGATTCCGACGCCGGCCACCGTCCAGTATCCGGTCATCATTTACGTCGAGACGTGTCCGGTCAATCAGACCGATTTCTTCATGTTCGACAATGGCGTGGCACCGGCCGGCGGACTCTACCAGGCGACCGACAGTCGGTTCATCTACACATACAAAGGCGGCGACGCCGCATGGACCCGCACACCTAAAGCGTCATGGTAACAACCGGCTCCATCGTTTACGCCAAGATAGGACTCGACGGCAAGTTTGCCGAGCAGTCTTTCATCCCCGGAGCGAATCAGAAAGTCGTCACGGACGAGAACGGATTACTGACGACCGTTGACGAATCTGTCGGGGCGATCACATCGGTCAACGGCCAGACCGGCCCGAGCGTGACGCTGACGGCCGCGAATGTCGGAGCGGAATCGACCGGAACGGCAAGCTCGTTGATTGCGGGACTCAACCTCGGCACGGCCAGCACAAACGGGACAAGTGACTTTGCTACATCCGCCCAGGGCGCAAAGGCCGACGCCGCGCAGGCGATGACCATTGCGAGTAAAGCACTGGCCGCGATCACTGCCGCGCTCAACAGGGTTCCAGTATTCTCCGGCACCGACTCGGCAACGACTTTCGATTGCTCGACTCAGGGCCAGTCGTTCCTCGGCCAGACAACCACGGCACTGCAACGGGCATCGCTCGGGCTTGGCAGTGCATCGACCAATTCAACCAGCGACTTCCTGACGTCGGCAGGCATCGGCACGATCGCCACGGCTGGCCGGACGGATTACCTTCTGGCCGCTGGCAACCTGTCGGGCCTGACAAACCAAGCGACGGCACGGACGAATCTTGGCTTGGGGTCGGCATCGACAAATGCGTCATCGGATTTCGATCTCTCCGGCGCGGCCGCATCAGCGGCATCGGCGCGATGCCTGAAGACCAATAACCTTTCGGACGTCGCGAATGCTGGCACCGCCCGGACAAACCTCGGCCTTGGATCAGCGGCCACCAGTGCAACGACCAGCTTTTGCCAGACGGCGAATAACCTTAATGACGTCGTAGCCGCAACGGCAAGGACGAATCTCGGACTCGGCACGGCCGCCACGCAGGCAAACTCGGCCTTCGTGCTGGCCGGGGGCGTGGGAACCATTGCCACGGCCGCACGTACCGATTACGTCATCGCGGGTTCGCTCGGCTCGGCATCGACTGCGGCAAGCTCGTTCTTCCTGCAATCGAACAAGAATCTTTCGGATCTCGGCACGGTGGCGACGGCACGGACCAATCTCGGGCTGGGTACAGCGGCGACGTCGGCGACCAGTTCGTTTTTGCTCTCGGCCAATAACCTCAACGACGTTGTAGCGGCGACCGCTCGGACCAACTTGGGCCTCGGGTCGGCCTCTACGTCGGCCGTGTCGAGTTTTCTTCTTTCGGCAAACAATCTGAGCGACGTCACAGCCGCAACCGCGAGAACCAACCTCGGACTCGGGAGCGCGGCAACGACTGCCAGCACGGCCTACGATGTCGCTGGCGCGGCGTCTGCCGTCCAGAGTCTCGCAGTTCTCAAGGCTAACAACCTCTCGGACGTTACCGCATCGACGGCCCGCACAAACCTTGGCTTGGGAACGGCCGCCACATCGGCATCCAGCTCGTTTGAACTGGCACTCGGCAACCCTGGCATCTCCGGCCAAGTCCTATCCTCTACCACATCGGGAAGCCGCTCATGGGTCACAATGTCGGGCGGATCGCCGGTCTGGGGCGGTATCAGCGGGACTCTCAGCTCACAAGCTGACCTGCAATCGGCACTCGACGCTAAAACCTCAATCGGGCTGGCCGCTGGCCTCGCCATCGCACTCGGATAATGAAAAAATTAGTTCATCCTTCATACCTTACTTTCAACGCTGGGGCAAAGACTCTGACTTTTTCGGCTCTGACCCCGATGACTGTGGCGCACCTTCTGCACGTCACAAACGCAACGACGGGTCAGCTAATGTTTCAGCCGCAGGGAGGGCTTGCACTGAGCGGAACGCTCTCAGGCTCTACCGTTACGTTCAATTGCTCGACGGCGGGAATGAGCAACACGGACGTCCTTGAGGTATTCATCGACGATGGGAATGATGGGCTTTCTACAGCATCCCAGGGATCTCCGGGATCGGCTGTTCCAT